GTAAGTTCTCGTGCTTGTACAGAAACGCCAGGCTTGAAAAGAATCTGGTGGTAATCTGAACTAGGTGTGTAGTCGTCGTAGTATGGAGCAACTGATAAATTTGTAGACATAATTGTAAACCGTGTTTAAACTGTAAGGAAAGTCTTAATGATAAATGTCTGATCGGCAGTAAATGAAAACGGATTTTCCGCCGTGGCAAATAAAAGATCACCAGAGTATTTATCTATGGTTGGCGTGCTAATTGTAGCGGTTGTTGTATAAGATCTACCAGAATCGCCCTCGGCTATATACGTACCGGCGGATGCAACATACCCATAACTGATAGGTTGAAGTGTAATGTCATTAAGTTTTATTGCTACTACTCTGAATTTGGCTCCGTCTTTGAGTAAAATTTCATCTATAACTAAACCAGTGATAGTGTCAAATGTAACATAATGTGCTATTACAGAATTCTGAACTCTAATCAGCTCACCTGTAAGAACATTTTTTGGATTTTTAACCAACCCAAAATATCTATAATCTTGGCCAAGATCAACAATTGCTGGATCTTTTTTGATTACATTTGTGAAAGCAATAGTTGATGAACTTAATTCTCTTACCGCATCACGGCCGTGACCATATTTTGGTGGCATAATAGCATACGACATCATTTCTATATTTGAATCTGATATAGATCTACCAGAATCAGTCACAGAAATATTTGCGTATGTATAATTCTCACCAAAAGATGTCATAACAAGTTTTATAATCTTACCATCAAGTACTTCGGCTATGGCGGTTGCACCTGTCCCATCACCTTCAATGTTCACCAAAACATTAGATGTATAATTAGTACCAGGTTCTGTTACAACTATAGCATAGATAGCACCAGAGACCGATGTCTGTTCAATAATGTATTGATCAGATGAAAAATCAGATGATCCAAGAACAGGAGTAATTTTTGCTTCTACTAATTCTGGGTTTATCGCAGTTGATATGGAAACTATAACTTCAGAGTAATCTTTACCAGGATTATCAACAACCACATCTATAATAGAACCATCATAGATCACAGGCGTAAATTTAGCACCAGTACCATCACCAAAAACTGCAATATTTGTACCGATGCCGTTTTCATACTGTTGACCAGAATCAAGAATGTTTACCTGAACTATTTTACCTTGATACACAATTGCCGAAAGTAGAGCAGAGCCAGCACCATATTTTCCAGTACCTGTTGCATTTGCAGAAACCACAGTTAAAGTAGGTGGTACAGCGTAACCAATACCAGGATCAACAATAGTAACCTTTGAAATTTCACCACCAGAAACATATGTAGAAGTTTCATCATATAATATTTGACTGACGCCGGGTACCAAGATTGCGCCCCCGAGCAAAAAGTTTACTATATTACCATTTTGATAACTAACACCTGGCTTATCTATTGTAGCGCCAGTAACTACACCAGAACCATCAATCACCGCAGTCAATTCTGCTCCAGCACCAGACGCCGTGGTCACCGAGAGTCGTACTCCGGCAATATAGCCCGTGCCACCATTATCAATAACAACATTAGTCACATGCCCAGAAGCATCTACTTCGACATGACCCGAAGCACCAGAACCTGCGAGAGTCGCACCAACTAAACTGATTGTGACATTTGGTGCATCTGTATAACCAGAACCACCGAATTCAACGATAACATCATCGACAGAACCATTGTTATAGAAACTATCGGATAATGCGGTTTGGACTGGGATATATGAGTAAGACAAAAACTTCGATTTTTTGAATGAAGGAATTGCGTACATGTACTTCCAAATGTAACCATCGGAAAGTTTTAACGGTATTGTTGGCTTACCGACCGGCTTGATTGTAGATTGAGCACCATTATTGTTGCTCAAACACTTGTATACATTATATTCATCTGTAACGATAAAATAAGTAAGAGTGTTTAGATCCTTTGTATGATCATATTGGTCATACACAATGCCTTCAGTCCACGGAGTTCTTTTGGTCACCAATGATACATCAGTTGGTGAAACTTTATTAATGTAAAGAATGTTAGTTCTTATAGCATTATTTTCATAATCGGAATTAATCAGATCTGCGTCTACATAGACGTCATCCGGAATCCACGGATCAATCTTTCCAAGGAAGAAAAAATAGTTAGATCGCTGATACTGAATTTCTTTGAGAATAGTATCAGCAACACTAAAGTGAAGACCGGTTCTGATTGAATTAGCCATTATACTACGAGATAGTCACGATCCAAGAAATAGTCAATGTGTCCAAAGCGTCTTTATTAACTACCAAGAATGTCGTACGAGCCAACATAGTACCAGCAGTAGAAGCATTAAAGATACCTGCTTCAGTTACTGGGCCGGTGCCGTTACCTGCACCAAATGTTGCAGTGAAGGTGATTTGGTTACCAGATACGGCACCACCTGCTACAGTAAGAGCTGCTCGGGCGTTTGGGCCACCTGTGAATTCGGTAATCAGAGCCGTTTGAGTAGCTACAGGAGCGGTTGTGCTTTGACCAATAGCCAAATGCGACATAACCGCTGTCGCAGTTCCTGCTAAGCGCGAGGCAATAGCATTTTTACCAGATGTGACAATCATATTTGGAACAGTTTTTTGTTCCTTAATTTTACCGTCGGGCCCGCGGAGAACAATTAGAAGTTCGCCGGTCGGTTTTAGTGAGTCATTAATCATGAGATTTCCTTTAACTTGGGTTGGTTTATTATTTATTTAATGCAGATCTAACTAAAAGTTAGATATTTAAATGCTTCCGAATAATTTTCAGCAGCATAAGTTTGGTCCCATCTACCATCTACCAGAGAACCATTACCATCAATTGAGATAATTGTCGCTGTATCCTGAAATGCACCTTTTGTTATACTTCTTGTAAGTATTTCTAAAACGGTCTCAGTATTATATATGTCTGCAATAGATTTTATATTGGTAAAACTTGGTCTTGTATCGAAAACAGGTTGAGAATCGGAAGCAGCTTTATCGTATTCTTTACTAAACTCAGTTTCGTCTACAGTCTGCGAATCTGCTTTAGGTTTTGTAAGATTTCTAGAATCTATATGGGTTGGTGTAAGATATTCTATTTCAAAAGCTTTGTCAAATATCTTATAATCTATAGTTTCAGATCCAGTGACCGAATCCAACTCAAAAGATTTATCTACCGTTTTTGAATTAATATCTAAGTAAGTTACAATATCTGAAGCAATCTTGGTAAAGTCTTTTGTCTTTACTGTTGGTCCGGCCGGCTGATCATCCAACAAAGTTTTTACAGATATTTTATAATCTATACTATCAGTTGGTGTAGAAAGAATATCATTAAAATACTTAACCAATCCCCAGAATTCCAAATCTTCAAACGTTTGTTGTTCTCTCAGAACAATTGTATCAACTAAGAATGCACGACTGAATTGATATGGAAGACTTTCATTAATCTGCTTAATATAACCAGAAAAACGTTTTGTTCCAGCTGGGTGGAACAAATCTGCCATTTTCTTATAGGTGTTTGGATCCTGTACGCTCTCCAAAAGATATGAGAATGCTTGGTAGAAATAAGAATCCTGTAATTTAATCAACTGATTAGAAAGTTGACCATTATCCCCAGAGTAATTACCTTTCGTTTCAACCAAAGAATCATGTTCATACATTAGTAATGCTAACGATTCTTGCCACGTTTTAATATCCGTATCTCTACCTACATTATCTATACTTCCAGCTGGGTTACTGCTAGTATGAATTTCTTCTGTGCCGATATAATCTTCAAGAAGGTAGTATGAAAGAAAATAAGAATTATGTGTGTAACCAGCGATCGTACCAATTACTTCATCTGCGATACCATCGGAATAATCTTCAATGTTTAAAGTATGGTGATAAACTACGCCTGGGTGATCTGTGAATCCAGGCCCAGTTGCTGCTGGATTCACAGCAGCAACTTCAAACGAAAGATCGTTTATAGTTCCTGTGGGCTTTCTTGGAAATGGTGAAATAATAGATGTTTGATTTAGATCATGTCCAATACCGTATTCTAATATTTCTACTCCAGTTATAACACCACCAGAAGAAACACTGGAGATTACAGCGACCGTATCTCTAATAGATCCCGGGATGATAATTGCTTTACCACGTTTCCAGTATTTACCTGGCTTTAATATTCTAAGTTTTTGAGGTGAAGGGATGACTACACCAACGAAGTAAGTATTCACACCATCGGTGTGAGATATAACTTGCTCCATCGGAATGTGAACTCTGTCTAGTGCAGAGAATCTAATTCTGTATGTATCATTACCTACTTTTTCCAGGCCAGTAGTGATAATAGAAAAATCACCAAGATCATTAGAGAATACTAATCTTGAATTCTCTGGAGGTGGCACACCGTGCTGTAGGAACACGGTGAAATATTGTTCCTTTATCCACTTACCAGAAGACGGGATTAGAGCAAAGTCTCCTGGGTAACTGATGTTGATATCTTCATTATAAATTAAGCGGAAGAGCAACTTTAATGAATTCTCAGTGCCCTTACCTTCATAAATCTGATTTAAAAGCTTGATCAGATTTCTTTTATCATATGCAATTGTTTGTGGTAGCTCTTTGGCGTAAACATCATAGAATCTTGTTATTTCATCATCTAATGCTAGATCTGGATCTAATTCATTTAGATGATTGAAGATTTCTCCGACGGGAGCCGTTCTCTGTTTAATGTAAGAGTAATATAAATCTATGAATGCTTGGTAGAGTGGATAATTATCCACCACATTATTTTGATAATTTACCATTGCTTATTTTAGATATTCTTCTACCAGAATGTAATTATTATCAATGAGACCAGAAGGGCCGTCTTTGAGATTTGCATCAAGAGCCAAAATTTGATTGTTCTTGGTTGATATATTTAAGTCGACCGTTTTGGTCTTGAGTTTAACTACCTTGACTATAGAAGTAACAAAATTTGATACGTTGATTGCTATCTTAACCTCGCCGGTTTTTAGATTAACCGTACCCACAGATCTCATCAATTGATTGTCTGCATTATAAGCACCAACATTTGCTACGGTCTTAAAAGCATCGGTATAAGAATCAGGGATCTGTTTCAGAGAAACGATTACATTCTCTGAGTTATTCAGCATGTAGAATTTAGTAGATGAAATCGATCCATCTTCAATTTCATTGTTGAAACCAAACAATACATTGGTGCTCACACCAATGTATGGCACAATATTTTTGACAATGTTTACTTTGATATCAACCGAGGTGATTGAAGAATCAATGGATAAACAACTTCTAATCAACTGAGAATGGATGTATTCTGAATTAAAAGAAGATATATTAGAAACATATGTAGAAATAACATTTCTAACATAACTTTCAATCAACGACTTAGTTAAGAGAGTCCTATTCTTTTGGTATTGAACTTTAGTATTGAATTCTAAAAATGTATATTCTGGATCAACGAACTCTGGGGTAATAGTCACCAAGGAATTTTTCTTGATTACTGGCAAGATCTGAGTAGTTTTTACATAATCTGAAATTGTAAACCCGGAGACAGGTTGTAAAGATAAAAAGATTTTACCAAATACTTGAGGTACATTATCTTCACCACCCCAAGAATTTACCGATTTGATAAACGGAAAATTGGAAATAAGTAAAGTAGAATAATCCGAAGATGTTACTGCTCGGTTCTTAGACTTATTTGTATTAAGCGCATTGAACTTAATAGTTGTGATTGAATCTTTTAGTGAACCACCAAATGCTACTTGAGTAGTTTCGGTTGATTCAATATTCACACCACCATCAAATGTAATTCCGGATGCATCAAAAAATCTGCAACCGTTTGGTAAATCTGGAGATGTAGATGCAAAATAATCTACTTCAATCACACTACCATCAACTGGCTTTTTACCAAGGATATTATCCCCAAAGTAAATTTCAAACTGTCCGGTGTACGACTCTTGAAGATAGTAAACTTCGGCTTCGCGCTCGACGTCAAACACATTAGATGCTAATCTGTATTCCGTTTTTTCTATGGAATTAGCAGAATCCTTTACAAACACACGTAAAGTACTAGTATCAATGTTATTGTTGGGAATTGTGAAAATTGATCTAATATTTATTAGTGAATTTACTGTAAATGAATTAGATAAATAAACACCAGAAACTAGATTAATGCCCGCGAAAACATGTCGAGTGCCATTAGTTTCATCTAATTTTGAATAATAATCATTTTTTGCAAGAAACTGATAAGAACCAGAATCGTTAGAAGAAGTAAAAATTGAGCCTCGGGGAATATAAAATAAATTACTTTGACTAGAAAGACCAGAAGTATATGCATTAACAAAAGCGTTAGAACAAGTAACGGACTTTGGTGTGTAACCAAGTTCTTTTGCTCTAGAAACTACTGATCCGCGTTTTTGTGCAGTATCAAGAAAACTCTCAGAGTGTAGCATATTTGCATAATATGCATTAGTATGAGTATTATATGCAAGAATGTCGATTATCGAGTTTAAAGCAGAGCCTTCAAAATTATAGTCGGTGAACGTTGTGTCTGAGTTCTTTATATAATCTATGATTGCGGCTTTAATCTGATCAAAGTCTAGATCAATTATTGGTGTTGTGGCCATAGTTTTAATTCTTTATTGATTTATTTAATGCTTATCTAAGACGTTCTACAAGTATATTGACTTCAAAAGGTTCTTGAAGATTAATAATTTGGCCAACAACTGTGCATGATAGCGAATTTTGATTATCAAAAGATACAGAAACGGATTGTACATATACTCTAGGTTCATAAGTATTAATGTATTTTCTGACTTCATCCTCTATAATAATTTTCTCCACAGCCGTATTCAATTCAAACAGAGAATCAAATAATGGTGACTTAATCTCTTGGTGGAAAGGCTTATCACCTTCTCTAAGTAAGAGCAAATTAATAACAGCCTGTTTGACGGCATTTATATTTTTCTTTATTGTAAGATTATAAGAATCCGGATGCTTTGTAAAGCCAAAATCAACATCTACATAATCTCGAGAATTTCTAGTTAGTGTTACCATTTTATGCCTCTAATTTCAAAAGACCTTGACCTTTTGTCTTGTCATTCATCAAAGTAAGCGTCTGGTGTCTGCTTCCAGCAGAATTATATGAGATATGAATCCACGGAAGTCTAGTCCCTGTAGTTTTATATTCCAACAATAATTGATCATAAACAATATTGGCTTTAATCCATAAAGCAATATCATAGTAATCTGACTTCGAAGCACCGGTAAATTGCATGTCAGCTGCCATACCACGATTGTGTTGGGAGCCAGTTGTACTTACTCGGAAAGCAGAAGTCACAATCATATTTGGATATTTAGCCTTAATCGGATCAAGACAGTTTTCTGCCAAGTTTTTGAGATTACAAGCAATCTGTGCCTTGGTAAGCCCGTTCTGTGCCGTAATTTTGTAATGAGATACAACAGCATTTGATGAAAGCATGCCGATGGTGAAGTATTTAGATATTTGTGTTGTGTCTGGAATATTATCTTTATTCTCAAACATTGCACATGAACTTGGTATTAGGGCTTCTTTCACGGCTGCAGGTTCCTCATCTTTTTCTATAGGTTTTGCTGCTTTACCTTGGTCTAATTCTTCTTTGGTGATATCGCCAGACTTAATCTGTTCCGCATGGTGAGCATCTACCTGAGCTGGGTCGGCATCATCAAACTTAATCGTTTCTGCACCCAAGAAGTTTTCTGGTATTCTTTTTTCATAATCATTGGTTTTACCAGATCTGGCAGAAGGTGAATTTACTATAGCAGAACCAGAATTTAAATTTATCATTGAAGAATCTATATCGGTTGAAGAGCCAGATTTCATAGAATTTTGGCCAC